GCTGCGGATATTGCAAGCAAGTGAATTAAAATTGTCTGCGACTGGGCAAGCCCAGTCACACTTGAAGGAAAACACTCAGGGATAGAGTGGGAAAAACCTTGACTTCTTCAAGTCACTAAACTTGCCTTATGCACCCCATAGGGGCGAGCGCCACAGACTAGCGCTCTTTAAGCTTGATTCATTTCATCTTTTCGGTAGAGTTATCAGTATCTCATTTTCGAACCGGGGGCCCAGCCATAGCTGGATTATTCGTGGTACATTTCACCTTTTCTGGTAGAGCTATCAGTTCTCATTTTCGGACCAGGGTCCCCCATTACGGGGGAGAAGACCCCTTATGTAGGGGTAAGTGTTCGGAAGGGGGGAAGACCCAGAAACCAATGACAGGAGAAATCCTCCGAAGCACCGGCGTAAACGTCATACCACCGAGCTGTGACCTCAGCGTCACCGAGAAGCCTATACGCGAAGAGCTCCTCCGTGCGCACTTCCAGTTTGGGAGTGTACACATCATCGTCTTCATAAACGTTATTGCCTCCAGAACCATCATTTGGAATGCAGAACCTCTTGTTATGATAGTACGGAACTTCCACCGAGATTCCTGTTTGCGATTGCATATTGTGCAAAGTGTATCCCCGATTGAACTTGTAGCCCATCTCCTTCCACGCTCTAACGGACTCGCTTTCATAGTTCTCCACATCTAATACGATCTGGGAGGTGACAACATCGATTACAGGACTATTCGCCCGCGTCGTTTTAACGATAGTAGTAGGGTTAGTCGTATTCAATTGGAGGTGATATCGGGTCCCGCCACGCACGCAGGCATAAGCGAGAGAAACGTAGGTCGTCAGGCAGTTATTGACCACATTTGAAGGACCGCGGAACACAAGTCCCCACGATGATGTATCATTATACGCTAAACCTGAGCTCCTTGTAATCCCGCAGGGAAAGGGGTATAGGGGAAGCTGGATGACCGATCGCCCCATTACTGCTGAGTCGGCGAGTATCCCCGTGGGAGGAGGGAATCTCCAGTAGAACCTCCGGAAGAACACCGGACGCTTGACGAGGTTCCTCAAGCTCACATTAGCCTCTCCTGTATAAACTAGATCGCTCGCTCCATTATCTTCATGGCACGCAGTCATATAATGATGAATAGATGCACCTTGTGGGTTCGCCGGCATCATTCCGTCGCTTTGGGAATCATCTCCGGCCTCGGCTTGGTAAATCACCTCTTTCTCAAGGACTTCCTCGCCATTATCCTCTTTAGGGCTCTCTTTTTCCTCCGTCTCTCGGAGAAGAGGCGCGGTATCTGCTCCAAACATCAGCGTTGAATACGTATTCCCTCCTAGTCGTACTTGAAAGCCATCTGCAGCTTTAACATACACCAAAATCTTAACATGTTCGTCAGCTACATCAGATGGGCTTTGCAGAGGATTTAGAACGCTAAGTTTGAGATAGCCATTGGAAGTTTTAGCTCCCTCTGTAGAGAGATATTGGGCTGCTTGGCCCCATCCTACAGTATATTCCAACTCCTTAACTTCCGCGATGTCCACTACTCGTGTATAAATGAGATTTGAGGTGTTGATATCTGGCGAGGGAGCATCTTCGTCAGGTTCCCAGGCGATCTTGATTCGACCCCGATGATACGCCGAGCACACAAAAACAAATTTGAATGTAAGAGGACCTCGCCAAAGCTGGAACAAAGTGCAGATAAAACCAACAGGAGTTACAACAAAATATTGCTCCAAGCCTTGAGGGATAACATTCCGGGTTGTAGGATCCACTGGCACTTGCCCTAGCGTTTCGCCAGAAGCATCGCCCAATTCCCAATCCAGAATTGTAAGCAACCCCTCACGCCCGGCAACAGCCATAATCCTCATATCATCCTCCGGACCCAAACCGACAGCGGTACCATCGATAGTAACCTCCTGTTTGGGATCGAACGTTATCTTCTGGACCGTTACATCACGAGAGGTGACGCTCATGTTGTGATAAGGCTGATTCATCATTGGATTATGAGGAGCAAGATTCACAGGCGTGGAGAATCCAAAAAGAGAGGCTATCGAGGATACTGCACGAGCACCGATCTCAGTTGCTCTCGCAAACCTACCAATAACAGGGATATCGGTTAAACGGCCTGCGATTCGGGCAACTGTACTAGCAGGTTTTGATACAATACCCTGACCATACTCGTCTGAGCCTGCCTGGGCCACGTAACTGGTGGGCATTGCCAGCTTTACATCATCTCCGAACCACGCATACACAGATACAAGAGGCATCTGAGCGGGTGGGGCCGACCCAACTGTACCAAAAGCAGCTAAGCGCACAGGGGCTAGGATCCCCAGGGGGGGACGCTTGGTCGACTGTACTGGAGTAGGCTCGATCGTCATAGCGTCTAAATCATTCAAATCCAACCAATCATAATACCAGACAAAAGGTAAATCAATCTCGCAAGTGCAGGACGTACTCGGATCAATAGTCACATGGGGAAGTTGGGAACCACTCCACGGATTTCCGAATTGCAATCGCTGGCGACTATAAGTTACTCCACTCGCAATACTCGGTGCAGCTCTATGGAAGGGTTCATAACAAATCATATCTCTCCCAAAATAAAAGGGATTACCAGACGTTACAAACCGTAGTTTAAGAGTTCCACGAATGAGACGAAAATTCTGAATTTTGGGCCTAATGGAGGGATGCTTAAGAAAAGCAACCCAAGGGTCGATTCCCAGGGGATAATCAACCCCTGATAACCTAAAGCCACTACTCCCAATTACATGTTGACCGAGCCGAAGGGGGCGCTTAAGAAAATTTCCTAAGTGGATATCCTCCTCCCCAAATTGCAAGATGTCTTCCTGTGTTCCTTGCTGAAAAGAAACCTTGTGAATCCCCACATCATCTTGGAATCCAACGTTCTGGAATACATCATCTTGAGTGGACTCCATATACGTGGTTACCTGTTCAGTTGAACTCTGCGTTGTGTCATGAGTTTCGGTGTTGACATCACCACTATTATTATTGTTGTTAGAAAGTCGGTAATCACGGTCACAGGCTGACTCAGGCCGGTAACCATCGCCTGTCTCTCCTTCTGATAGCTGGTGGACTGCGGGCTCGAAACAGGGTATAAAATTTCCCGAGTCGTCATCCCAACTATCTGAGAGTAAAAGAGCTCTTGGCTCCACACTCTCGTAACGTGGTGGCTTAAAACCGAGACTGGAGAGGCGCTGCCCCAACAATTCTGTCTCGATCTCATACTTATCTTTGCCGTAATGCCACCATTCACGACAAACTGAATCCGCAATGTCTAAAAGCTGCTGCTGATGGGGAATAGCACGGGATGCTACGCAAACGTTCAGACTTCCCCTTATAGAAGCTTCAGCTAAAGGCGCTCTCATGGATCCATCCTCATCCCAGCGGAACCGACGCTTCAGGAAGTCGACTTCGCTGATATGCAGAAATGGGACACTCATAGCATTCTTGTCCGCCATTGTGTATGTAATGCCCCACTCCGCCAACTTGGTTTGGAGTTTCGTGTGATCAAAATCAACGCGAGAAGACACGTTCATAACATTATCGTCACCGAAAACCATCAAAGCCACAAAATGCCGAAAAAGAGACATATCTATATTGGTCACATCTTCGAAGGCGCATCGCACGTAGAGAGAATTCACAATAGAATTGATGTCCACTGTAATTGGGTGGCCAGAGGGGTTTGACCCCATAAGCCACACCAGTGCCTCATCGACATTGACTACAGGGAATGCAACATCCTGAGCAATTAGTTTCATAATGGCAATAGCTTTGTCAGTGTAACCTAGCGGATCGCGAACTGACTTTGGCAGGATGGCCACTAAACCAATGAGAACATCAAAAGCACATAAAATGGCTTCTGGACGCATGCATTTATCAAATGTAGCGTAATCACCGGCGATCAGACGGTCGATTCCATACTGGATCAAGTAAAGGTACAGCTCATGCCATTCTTTACTTGCCACGTTCATTCCAACAGCATTCTCACACAGTAAACGATTATGTCGGAGCAGATCGAGGATCGGGAGAAAGTATTTTCTAACCAAAACGCACCACGCAACCGGCGCTCCACAAAATACTCTGGCTTTACCAGCATCTCTTTTTGCTTTCGATACGGGCTCATCCTTTAGACTCGCCATAAAGATGGGCAGAGCGCACTCTCCACGTTCATAAATAGCTTCAATGCGGTCGCAATCGTCCTGCAATTCTTGACCGAAAGCCCAATCACCAGTCGCCTCATCCTGAACCATCATATTAGTTTTAACTGTATTATAGGGGTAACCAGTTGAAGTCCTCATATTGATTCTTTTCATATAGGGTGCCCCTGGAACACCATTGATGGCTTCATGTAGGGTCAGAATGGCTCGTGGTGGCCCAACGCTCTTAATATCATCGAGGTAACACCGGGCGGCTTTCCTTAAAAGATCGCCCGGAACACAACTCTTTGACTGCAG